CGTGTGCTCTTCCGTTCTATCCCCTGCTCTAAAGCCTTGATACGTAGTTCCACCATCGTCTGTGTAAAAGACCAGCACATCTGTTTGACCTATTGCTGGACCAGTAGGGGCTGTGCCTGAAGGCCACTCAACTGATGCTGGATAGCTGAAGGTGGCTGTTGCTGAAGAGCCTGTGGTGTATTGGTAGACGGTGTCGGTAGCAATGCCGACAACATACATCTTTGTACCATCAGTTTTAAAGAATGTTGCTGTTGGGCTAGAGGCTTGTGTTGCCGTAGAAAAATTAACGCTATTATAGGACGCTGTTGATATGTCAAAATTTGTTGAAAGATCTAATTCATAAACATAACCAGTATCTAAACCCGTAAACCACAGTTTATTACCTGTTGGTGAAAAGTTTAACTGCCTTGGGCTTCCCTCTATTGATGAAACACTAAAACTTTTAGATGCATANNAATATCCCAAGCTGTGCTTAAACTGTATTGAAATATTGTGTCGTTACCACTTCCTGAAATATACATTTTAGTACCGTCATCATTAAAGGCTACTCCAGTAACAACGTTATCTTGTGTACTGAAGCTAAAACTTTTAGATGCATAAGAGGCAGTGGAAATATCCCAAGCTGTGCTTAGTGTGTATTGAAAAACACTGTCTGTTCCCGACCCACAAACGTATAACAAAGTGCCATCAGGCTTAAACGCAGACCCAGAAACAGCAGTTTCCTGAGTAGCCACACTGAAACTTTTGGATGCATAAGAAGCAGTTGAGGCATCCCAAGCCGTGCTAAGTGTGTACTGGTACACATTGTCATTACCATTGCCAGTAATAAACATAGATGTGCCATCAGGTTTGAAGGTAATACCTACAGGTACACCATCCTGAGAAGCCACACTAAAGCTAACACTATCGTAACTTGCATTAGCAATGTCATATACCGCAGCCGCATTACCACCAGTAAGTGCCAAAGCAAAGCCAGCCGCCGTGCCAGATGCTGGTGCATTACCAAAAGTAAACGTGGTGTTGACTGATGGCGTGTAGTTGAAGTATGTGCCGCTGGAGATGTCTAGGCTTGTAGCTGTGCCTGTGCTGTATTGATAAATGGTGTCGTTAGTGCGATTAAGTACATACATCTTTGAACCATCAGATTTAAAAGATAAACCTGTAACATTAGTTCCCTCTGAGTAGACACTGAAGTTTTGTACATAAGATATAGCGCTTACGTCCCAAGCAGTTGATAGAGAATATTCAGAAACATCATTATTATAATCGTCTGTCACATAAAAATAACCACCGTCTGGTGAAAAATACAAACTCGCTACACTTGCTACTTGAGATGAGATAGATGAAGAAACCTGATTAAATGATGCAGTAGATATATCCCAAGCTGTGCTTAGATTGTATTCGTTTACATCATCACCAGAAGTGCCAGCTACATATATCTTAGTTCCATCACCTTTAAAGAATAAACCTCTAACTGCCGCCTCTTGTGAGGAAATACTAAAGTTTTGCGTATAAGAAGCAGTTGAAACATTCCATGCAGTAGAAAGAGTATATTCATTTATAGCATCTGACCCTTGCCCTGCTATAAACATCTTAGTTCCATCGTTCTTAAAGAAAATACATGTTGGCACGGTTTCTTGTGATGAAACACTAAAGTTTTGTACAAAACTCATTGTGCTAATATCCCATGCAGAAGACAAAGAATATTCATTTACATCATCGCCACTAGTGCCACATAAATATAAAGCAGTGCCATCTGGCTTAAAAAACATACCAAACGGATTAGCCTCCTGAGAAGCCACACTAAAACTAACACTATCATAACTCGCAACAGCAAGGTTGTACGTTCCGGTGCCAGCCGTAATTGTACCAACACTCTTGGCTTTGTTGGCTTGGAATACACCGCCAGTATAGTCTATTGATACACTCATGCTAAAGCATCTCCTGATACAAATCCGTAATATGTTGTACCGCCATCGTCCGTATAGAATGAGTACACATCAGTCTCACCATTGGCAGGTGCTGTTGGTGTTGTGCCACCTGACCAAATAACAGAGGAAGGGTAAGTTATTGTTGCTAATGCTGTTGTGTTTATGGAGTATTGGTAGACGGTGTCGCTAGTAGCGCCTACGACATACATCTTGGAGCCGGTGCCATTGAAAGCAACGCCAATGGGCGAATTATCTTGCCCAGAAATACTAAAAGCAATGCTGTCGTAGGAGGCTGTAGATATATCAAGGGCCGTGCTAAGGGTGTATTGGTAAACGGAATCTCCAACCGAACCAGCAATGAACATTTTATCTCCGGCTGGTGAAAAATATATTCCAATTGGAGTAGTATCTTGTGCGGCAACGCTAAAGTTTTGCGTGTAGGAAGCAGTGCTAATATCCCATGCAGAAGAAAGAGTATACTCGTTCACATCGTCTCCAGTTTGCCCCACTGAAAATAGCTTTGTGCCAGCAGGGTTTACCCAAAAGTTTCTTGGTACAGTTTCTTGAGCAGAAACGGAAAACGACTTTGAAGCATAACTTGCAGAAGAAATATCCCAAGCTGTGCTGAGACTATATTGGTATATTGTGTCAGAGCTATAACCACCAACAAAAACAGTCTGCCCATCTGGTTTAAAATATATTCCCGAAGGGGAACCTTCTTGTGTCGCAACAGAAAAACTTTTCGTTGAGTAGCTCGCCGTGGAAATATCATAAGGAGTTGTTAGATTATATTGGTAGATGGTATCATTAGTACTGTCAACCATATACAAACGGCTGCCTTCATAACCAAGTGAAAAAGTGTTCATACCGGAGCTTTGAGTTGCCCCGCTAAAGCTAACACTATCGTAACTTACATTAGCTAAGTTATACCCAGCAGTAACGTTAGCCCCTGTCAGCTTTAACGTTGCACTAGAAGATGTACCTGATGCTGCAGGATTGGTGAATGCAAAGGTGGTATTGGCAGTAGGCGTATGGCTAAACACAGAGCCTGTCGATAGGTCCAACGTAGCATTGCCTGTAACTGTACCAACAGTATCGCCTTCTGTTGTCTCAAAGAAGCCTTTGGTATAATCAATAAGCACAGTCATGCCATTGCATCTCCTGCTTGGAAACCGTAGTACGTGGTGCCGCCATCAATTGTGAAGAAGTTGTACACATCCTTGTTACCGTTAGCAGGAGCAGATGGTGCAGTACCCCCAGCCCACTTTACTGAGGAAGGGTATGTGAGTGTTGCTAATGCTGTTGTGCTTGTGGAGTATTGGTAAATGGTGTCTGAGCCAGCGTCAGAAACATAAAGTTTTTGACCATCGTTGCCGAATCTCATACTAACGGGAGCTGGTTGCGAAGATTGCGAAGCTACAGAAAAGCTAACACTGCTATAAGAAGCGGTCGTTATATCCCAAGCGGTAGACAGGGCATATTCATAGACAGTATCGGTTGTAATGCCGACAATATACATTTTAGTGCCATCTGGATTGAACTCTAATCCATAAGGGTTTGTTTCTTGAGAAGCCACACCAAAACTCGCTTGATATGATGCAGTGGAAATGTCCCAAGCCGTGCTTAATGAATATTCTTTCACAGCGTCACTTGTGCCATCTGTTAAAAACATTTTAGTGCCATCTGGCTTAAATATTAACGAAAACGGTGTGGTTGCTTGAGATGCTACAGAAAAGCTAACGCTGTCATACGATGCTGTTGACAAGTCCCATGCAGTAGACAAGGTATATTGATACACGCTGTCACCAGTGTACCCAGCCAAATACATCTTAGTGCCATCTGATTTGAAGTAAATGCTTGCAGCACTCAAGTCCTGTGAAGAAACAGAAAAGCTAACACTATCGTAAGATGCAGTGCTTAGGTCCCAAGCTGTAGACAAACTGTATTGAAAAACGGCGTCTGAGTTTGGGCCTGATACATACATCTTTGTGCCATCAGGCTTAAAAAACAACCCAATAGGGATACTTTCCTGCCCACTTACACTAAAGCTAACACTATCGTAACTTGCATTAGCTAAGCCATACCCAGCAGTAACGTTAGCCCCTACTACCTTCAGTGTCATATCGTATGCACTACCCGTAGTAGGTGGATTGCTAAACACAAAGGTAGTGTTAGCAGTAGGTGTATGATTAAAAAGATTACCGGATGTTAAATCTAAAGTGGCATTACCTGTAACAGTACCAACAGTTTCACCTGAAGGTGCTGCCTCAAAGATACCACTTGAGTAATCAATTACAAGAGTCATAGGTAATCCTTATACTGCAGTAGAGCCTGACATATCAGCTTGAGCCATAACCCAAGCGTAACACTGGGCCATAAACGTATTCCCTGCGGCAGCTTCAATTTCAGTAAGTGGTGCGTGATACCGTTTAAAGTCTACCTCACGGGTGTCATCATCAGGAGTTGCTGCATAACCAGACAGGTCAATCATGACGCTAAACTTTGGATCAGTACCACGTTGTCGTGAGACTGCCGCTGTAACAATACGGTAGTAAGCCCCGTTGAAAGCGATGCCGTACTGTGAATTTTCTGTAGTGATGTTATTCGTAATAGCCATCTTAGTTTGCTCCTTTTAAGCGTATGTGACTTCAGAAGTGTTGATTGTTGCTACCCAGCGGATATTTGTTGACGCTGCGCCTGTGACCTGAATTTTAAGGCCACCCCCGTTTGTGGTCGTATCTGCACTAAGAGACATGCCCCATGAAGGTGTATTGTCCAAAACTGTAGTGGCGCTGTTGACTAACACGGTTGTGCTGGCGGAACCTTCTCTGCGGATCAGACCCTCAACCTTCCATGCTGCAGAGGCTGTGCCTGCTGACGCTTGCTGACGGGCTACGATGGTGCCGCTGAAACTGTAAGCAGAGTTGTTGGGGAGGATGACTTGGTTAGTTGTAGCAGCGGTAAGATTGTTGGCAGTCAATGCTTCAGGTGTTGCGTCTGTGGTGTCGCTACGGAGAACCATCGTGCCTGTTTGGGCATCCCCTTGCGAAGAAAACTGACCGCCAGCATGGGAAACCTTTGCCCACTTATCAGACTTTGAATTTGCGCCAGAGGCGATTGAGTAGTCATAACTTGCTGTGTTCTGATAACCGTTTAGGACAACAGACCTTAATGCACTCGCAGTATTATCCAATCCACCTAGTACAGAAGAATTTGCCCCAGATGCAGTTGAGTCCTCACCGAAGCACACCGCACTGTCTGCGGAAGCGGTTGCCCCTTCTCCAATGGCAATGGAAGCACGACCACTAGACACAGCGTCCGATCCAAATGCTATTGAACTAAAAGAACCTGATGCCTTCGCCCGATACCCAATCGCCACAGAGTTAGCGCCAAGAGCCCCGTAGGTTGCTGCGTTGTCGGCTATAGCTGCTGCGAAGGAATTTGTGCCAGATGCGTAGGAGCCGCCGAGGGCCATTGCGCCTGAACCTGTAACGGCTTTGGAACCACCATTGCCAGAGTTATTGCCAATTGCTGTACTCCAACTGGCAGAAGCTGTTACAGAGTTGTTGCCAATAGCAACTGCCCGTTCCCCAGAAGAAACTGCATTTAAGCCTATAGCTAAGTTGTAGTTTGCTGTGGCTTGTGCGCCTTGACCGATAGCAAAGCTGTAAAGCCCAGTAGCATCAGTGTCGGTACCTATTGCAAATGTTTTTAACCCAGAGGCTACCGATCCACTACCAATCGCCACAGCATTATCCCCTGTCGCACTAGGGTTTGTGGCTGAACTAGGATTGGCAATATACAAATCATCTGAAGCAGAAGCACCACCACCACCAGCAGTAGCAAAACTCAATGCACCAGAGCCATCAGTTGTTAAAAACTGTCCTGATGAACCGTCAGTGATTGCAGCCGTGGGAGCCGTAGTAAATACAGCCAGATTACCTGTAGCATCAGGCAAAGTAATTGTTCTATCGGCAGTCGGGTTAGTGAAGGCTACTGTAGTGTCATTGCCATCCTCAGCCGAACCTTCAACGGTGAAGCCTGAGTCATTAAGGTGCAGCCCAGTTACTATTGGGCTAGTCAGTGTCTTATTGGTAAGCGTCTTGGTGGTCTGCGACAGATAGGTATCAAACGTATCGACAGTAGTCTGTAGCATTACATTGTCAGATGTGTCCTGCGTAACGATCCCATCGCCACCAGCTACGGCTGTTGTACCGATAGACGTAACAGGGTCTGCTACTGTGTTAATCTCTGCGCCTGTAGCATTAAGGCCAGTTACGTTGTTGGATGAACTATTAACTGCTTGAATACGTGCTTCAACAGACTGTTGAGTAGGAATAAGAGTAGCAGAATTAGATAACATATCATCTTCATCTACAAAGCCTGTAATAGTAATAGAGCCATCAGCTAGTGAGCCGAAGGTCATCGTGCCTGTAGTAGTAATAGCAGAAGAACCAACATCAATAGCACCAAAGCCTGATGTAATACTACCGCTGTTTAATGCCCCGACTGCAGTCACATTGCTGAGAGTATCTAAGCTAGTCTCCATGTACGTTTCAAAGTCAGTCAGTGCGACTTGCTTCATAGTACCAGCATCATTGACCACTACACGGTCAGCATCTGCGAGAGTTGTGCTGGTGGCTGACGTACCCCCCGCCATGATGTTTAATTCAGCAGCGGTACTATTAACCCCAGTTAAATCGGTAGGAGCAATGCTGATGTTAGCTGTACCATCGAAAGAATGACCAGCAATTGTACGTGAAGTTGCTAAGGCTGTAGCTGTAACAGCATTACCTGTAAGATCACCCGTTACGTCACCTTCGATGTTGGCAACAAGAGTACCTGTAGTGATAGACAGATTACCTGTGGATGCACCAGTAAATGTACCTGTACCTACAGTGAACTTATCTGCACTTTCATCATAACCAATGAATGCATTAGCTGCATCACCACGTTCAATTACAATACCAGCATCATTGGCAGGTGTACCTGTAGTACCATTGCCTAACTCAATCAGTGCATCAGACACAACCATGTTAGTCGTGTCAACAGTGGTAGTAGTTCCATTGACTGTTAGATCACCACCAACAATAACATTGGCTGTAGTTGTTACTTGGGCAAACTGTACGTTGTCACCTGTTGCTAGACTTTGGTCAGTATCAGAAAGATCAGTAGCAGCAATAGTAATATTAGCAGAACCGTTAAACGATTGCCCCGCAATAGTCCTAGCTGTTGCAAGTGTAGTAGCCGTAGCTGCATTTCCAGAGGTATCTTGATTACCCGCAGCATTAACACCAGAAAGATTAATATTGGCACTACCATCAAAGGAAACACCACCGATTGTTCTAGCAGTTTCAAGTACCGTTGCATTTGCTGCAGTACCTGATGTGTCTTGATTACCCGAAGTATTAACACCCGGTAAGTTAATATTAGCTGTACCATCAAAGCTAACACCGCCAATATTTCTTGCTGTTTCAAGTGCAGTTGCAGTATCAGCATTACCTGTTACAGCACCTACAAGAGATGTACCTGTAATAGTAGTGCCTGTAATAGCAGCAGCAGAGTTAGCACCAATAATAGCACCATCAATAGCACCACCATCAATATCAACAGTAGTAAGTGTAGATGTGCCTGTAGCAGTTAAAGAAGTGAATGTACCAGCAGCAGCACTAGAGCCACCTATAACTACACCATCAGCAGTACCACCATTAATATCTGCAGTATCAGCTACAAGTGCATCAATATTAGCAGTACCGTCAATGTATAAGTTACGCCACTCAGAGCCACTAGCACCAAGGTCATATGTGTCATCAGTAGAAGGAATAAGTGGTGAAGCTACATCAGCAGTAACAGTGACTGTATCGGATGCTGCATCACCAAGAGTGGTGTTGCCACTTACTGTTAAATTACCTATGATACCAGCATTTGCATCTACATCAAGTGTATCTATGTGTGCAGTACCATCAAGAAATAAGTCTTTAAATTCTAAAGTAGATGTACCTAAGTCAATATCACTATCAGTTACAGGAACAATAGCACCATCTTGAATACGTATTTGCTCTACTGCAGCACTAGATACCTCAACAAATATCCCAACTCTATTATTACTAGTGTCAATAGCTATTTTATTTAGTGCGTCCGAGTCAGCAATAAGAGGTACATAACCGCCCTCTGTAGCTGATCCATCATGTGTATGTCCTGTAGCTAATGCAAAAGTATCACGTAAAGCGTTAAACTCTACATTCAATGGGTTCGCACGTACAACGGCTGTTGCAACAATATCTGCCGATGACTGTCTTGCGTAACCTGCCATGTGTTATCTCCTATCACCTAATCCGTAAGTCACCGTAACCGCTTGAATAGTGTGGCTAGGACTTGTGTTATTTGTAACGTAAGTCATAGAGATTGAATCTCCTGACCCACTAATTGAAGTGCTTTTTATTGGCGAAGGGTTGCCATCATAGATATCTGTTTCGTCATAAGTTGTACCTAGATCATCAAAAGTTACTGCAGCCCCTGCTGTTGTAAGGGTAAAGCTAGAAGGAGTAGCTATCTCTGAATCACCAAAGTTGTAATTAATACCTAAAGAAATTTCTGTTTCACCTTCTGTTTTAAGGTAAGTTTTAACCTTATAAAATATTTTTCTTATGTCTGTATCCCCCATAAAATAATAGGGGGTTTGATAAACACTTAAAATATCAGACCCATTAAAATTATTACCTGTTTCTTGTCTATGTACCCCACCCGCACTATCACCATGAAGTACAAACTCAAACTGTCCTATGTAGCCACTAGCTACAGCAGTAGCTTCTATACCTACAAGTTGACTGTATTCAAAAGTAGACTGAGCAGTGGGGCTTTTACGGATAGCTCCTATAAGAGAAAGAGAAGTGTTAGCTTCAAAGAATAGTCTAAATTGTGATTTTCTTCTTACAACAACAGCTTTAAGTTTTGTTACATCTTCGTTGATTGAGTAGTTTTCAAAAGTTTTCTGTATTTCTCTGGAAACAGTTTCAAGTTCAACGTCACCAATTCTGTTTGTACCTGATACTGGACGGATACCATCCGGCCCCAAGAAGATAATATCACCACCAAATTCTACCACACTATCTGATGCTATGCAACCTAAGTCATTAGTAACATTTTCAAGTAAGAAGTTAGAGTAGTTATCTCCTACCAACCTTTTAATAGAATTTTGACCAAAGATATATAGTTGATTACGGAACCCAATAATTTGGGTAATAGAAAAGCCTACATTAATTACCCCAGCACCATTAGCAGGGTCAAAGTCTGTATCATTTAAAGGGGAAGAAAAATACAAATTAAAAGGGTAAGTAGAATCCCCAGCTAAAAACAAATGGTTTGCAAAAGCACTAGAAAACTTTGGAGCAGCAGGTGCATTTACATGGTATAACTTTACGTAGTCTGTACCATTATATTTAGCGGCTTGATTTACACCATCAGTAAGTATTAGTATTTCTTCAAACCAGTTGTGCTTTGAAAACCTTACAATGTCTATACCAGTAAAGCTAGGGTTAGTAGGTCTATATTCACCTGCACCAGAACCTGCTGTAATGTTTCCTGTAACTGCACCGTCTGCAGCTATTTGTGTAATAGTTTTAAAATACTTTGTACTACTTACAGTAACGGCACCATTAGGACCAGCAATAGCTTCTGTCTGTGCAACATCAGATGAATCTGTACCTGTTATAGTAAAGGTCACACCAGAGTTATCATTACTTACTAACCCAGTTATAGTTAGTTTTCTTGGTTGTAATGAAGCAGCAGTGTAAAAGTTAATAGTCCCACTGTCTGCTAACGCACCATTTAAATTAAGATTAGCTGCTCCACTTGTTGTTTGTGTAGCACATACTCCATCTGGATCATTTGCTACAAAAGAGCTATCTACTGCATTCCACCCAATAACAGTAGGTGTTCCTACTACAGTACTTGAGTGAGTAGATGTTCCCCCTGTTAAAACATTACCAGAGGCATAAACAGAAGAAGGTAGTCTGCCAAGGTTTAATACTATAGAGTTTCCTGATCCGTTAGCTGTCTTAGAAATAACAGTAGCAGTAATACCTGTACTAGAGCTATCAGAAGAACTTACTACAGCAGTTACAGTTTCACCTATAGTAAAACTAGCAGATTGATTGTCTGTTACTACTACTGTGTAATAGTGATTGTACCAATGTAGGTAATTGCTTCCAGAAGAAGGCTCACGTGTAGCAAAGATACCTTGTTTTATTTCCCCATTAACAGTAAGACCAAGTATTTTACCTGTGCCAGAAACTGTGCCGTAACCATTAGAAAATCCACTAATACGTCTGTACCCACCTTCTAGTGAAGGCTCCATATTAATTAGGCTTATAGCACTTCCCGGCATTTGAGTAGATTGTGTGATAGGATCAACATTAGTTACAAGACCCCCGGCACAAACTGCAGCAAATGTTTGTAGTTGATCTGCCATATTATATTACATTAGATTTAAAAACAGAAGTTCCACCAGCAGGAATTAGCATGGTAGAAATAACATTTACAGATTGATCTACAAAAAGTCTTCTCATCATTTTTATTCCGTCTTGAAATTTCTCTTTGTGAAGTTCTGAGGATTGATCATTAGATCTAAAGCTCATCATGTACATCATTGCACCATCAATAACTACGTGTTTAAATCTATCAGGTACTACTGCTGTATCACTATATGCAACTAAGTCTGCTGGGTATTTCCAGTATCTGTACTCTACTACATAGGAGTCGTCTGGAATAGGGGTAACACCAAACTTAGTGTCTTGTGTCATGTAAACATTTAAAGGGTTAGTATACCCACCTGTACCACTAGTATCCTCTCCACTTCTATGACTAGTTAAATACTGATCATAGGTAATGAGGTTTAGTTTTTGTGGGTTGTTATTTTTAGAAGTAAGCTGTTTAATATAAAAAGTATCCCAATCAGCTTTAGAATAGTCTGCAGGAAAATTATAAACTTTTGTTCCTGAAACTAATGTTTGTTCATATGTAGTTAAGGTAAAAGGCCACTCTTGAGCATCTTGTAAAAGTTCTCTTAAGGAAGAGTTAATAGCATCTTTTGCTAGTGCTTGCACATTCTTAACCGAACCAAAGTCAGCTTGGTCAATTTGAACCTCGTTCAATCTTCGCAAAAGTTCATTGGTTAAGTTAATAAAAGTAGACATTATCTATCCTTAGTTTAGAAACAAGGGGCCAACCTAAAGCCAGCCCCCTATGTGTATTTAAGCTAAGTAGTCACGACCTACTTCATTAGCAGTCATGTCTTGACCCATATCAGAACAGTCCATCATAACTGCCCAGATACGCAACTTACCTGTACTTACTGCACCACCAGAAAGTGTAGCAATAGTTAGGTCAATGTTGTCATTTGCAACAGCCATTACGGGCTGGTATGCTGCTGGATTTTGTGCAACAACAGCAGCGGCTGAAGTAGCATCAAAGCCATCAACAAATACATCAGCGTCAACCATACCAAGGTCCACAGTGAAGGTAGAACCATCACTAGCGGTATCTACTTCAATACCTGCATTAAGAACCATGTTCCCTTTAGGGATAGCAATTACTGGAATAACATCAGCCGCTGCAAGAGCAGAGCCTTTGTCAGACAAAGCAGTTGCCAGATTGAGTACAGTCTGTACCATGTAAGGATTACGTCCACGTTGTGTGTTACCACGTGCCGATTGAAGTGTATTATCACCAAGTGCCATGTTTTATGCCTCCCTTACGCTGCGTTATAACGGGCGGTAACGATTGCTTCAGGACGAAGAATCTTACGACCGTATAGATGCATACCACGAACAATGTCAGCAAAGCTGTCAGGGTCACGATATGATTCTGTTTTATTGATTTGCTCTGCAGTTGCTACAGCAGAATCATGACCAGCTACGATAACACCGAAGTTAGTCAATTGGTTGGCAGTACCAGTAGTTCCCGGTCCAGTACCTACCGCTGGTAGGTTAGACGAAGAATATACACGGAAGCCGTGGAAGTTGTTAATGGTCAACCCATTACGAAGTCCACCTGATTCACCGAAGTCTGCATTCATAAAGCGTGAATCTTCATCAGCAAGAATTTCCATGAATACTGGATCAACTACAATCCAACGCCCTTGTTTGTCAACTTGTTGTTGATCAAGCAAACGAGCCATACGAGCAACAACCATTGCTGGTGAAGCCGTTTCATCTGGGAGTGCAGTAGCACCGGGCAAACGTGCAGCCAGAGGAATAGAGTGTGTTCCTGCAGAGCTTGTAGTGATGTTGCCAAAGTCATCCTTATGCAGTTGCATAGAGGAAAGCAGTTCGTTAGAACCAGCAGTTGATACTGCTTTAGTACCATTAACAGTTGTATTTAATGCAGAACCTTGGGTGTGCAAAGAAGTCTGTTTGTAACCAGACATATACGCAAGAACTTCTTGGTCATGTTGGTCAGCAAGACGGTATGCAGCACGGTTGGTTGCAAGGTCCATAAAGTTGACGTGGCTATGAGCTTCTTCAATGTCATCCATTTTAAAAGCAAAGTAGTTAGCTTTGTCTACTACCAAAGAAAAATCCTCGTCATCCAAGTCTTGTGCTGTGACAGTTGTGCCACGTGCATACTCAGATACCGAAATTTCTGGTTCTTTAATAATTTTGACGGTATCACCTTGAGCTGAAATTTCACCGAAATAATCAGAGTTAGTAATATCGCCACATACAGTACTCTTGCGGAAAGCAAGTTGTACTTTTTTGGAATAGATGATGGGACTAAAGTTACCGTTTGGTAAATTCCCATGACCTGATGCGGTTGTAAAAGCCATAATGAATCCTCCTATAAAGTTTAGGCTTTGTTGAGCTAAACATTATCTGAAGAGGCTGATTGTTTTCTAGGGTGCATACTATGATTAACTGGCCGGTCAATCTAAGTACGGGCCTATACTTAATACAGGTAGTCTTAGTTAGTTTGTTTAAGCTTTAGTGGGGGGGTTAGTAAAGAAGGTAGACCTAATGGTGGCTTCTGAATACTAACCCCTAGTTATACTAACAAATTTATATTTGTCAAGTGTATATTAACGTGCATTACCAGATAAATCATAAATAAATTTACCTGACCTAATTGCATTAGTAATTGCTTCTTCCTGCTTCTCATATTCTTGTGCAGACATTTTAGCAATCTGAGATTCCGTAAAGGAACCTGCAGTATCTTCTGCGTCAATCTTGGCTTTAGAGCCTTTCTTAACGGTACCAGCAGCAGCCTTACGTTTTGCTGCATAGTCACTCTTAGTCATACCATTGTCTACTTTGTATAGATCAATGACACGAATTACTGAAGCTGCATCGTCTGAGTTTTCATAAAGGGCATCTTGTACCCACTTAGGTTGATCATCAACCCAGTCATGAAACTTATCAGCCTCACGCAGTTTATCAAAGTCAGGGTGAGCAGAACGTATATCTTGTTCTGCAGTTGATCGTGACATTTCAGCTTCTTTAGCATCTAGTTTTTGCAGACGATCTTCTGCTTTGCTAAACATTTCTTGAGCTTTCTTAGCAGCAATAGTTTCTACAATGCTTGCTACATCAGGGTACTCTGCAGCCCATGTCTCAATGTCTTCATCTGATTTAGGGGGCCGAATGTTTTCCTGACCTAGACGGGCTTCTAGTGCAGTAAACTTTTCATCCCACTCTTTTTCTTTTTGTTGTAAGTGACGCCGTACATCACCGTAACGTTTCTTAAAAGATTTTTCTTCACGGCTAAGGTCTTTATCCTCAGCATCTTCTTCAGTAGCTTCTACTGCTACTTCTTCTTCCTCTTGGGGTTTACCCTCAAGTTCTTGGATTTCCTTTTCGTTTTCTTCAATCCGCCCACGGTTACGGTTATTGTGGTTAGGGTTTACGAACCCTGCAGTTTTTGGTGATTCCATAGTTTGTAGTTCAGGCATATTGTTTCCTTATATTGGGGCCAGCCGTAGCTGGGTAGCCTTATTGTTACTTCTTCTTTTTTCGTTTCTGTACTAAGCCGCCGGTGTTTCTACCGCCGGGAGAACCTGTATAGCCGCCATAGTCACTATCGTCTTTTGTACCTCCATAGCTATCAGAATCTGTTTCTTCATTTTTACTAGGTTGTACGGAAGGTTCAGGAGTGGGCATAGAAGGAACTCCAACTTGGCCGGGTTTAGATGATTTTCCTGCTGAACCTCCCCCGCCAACATTACCGCCGCCATCCCCCTGATTATATACGTATTTTTGAACTTGCTGTACTCTCTCTAGAGCAGCCTTGTTTGCTGCTGCCTGTGCTACTGCTTGTTCTGCTTTTTCAGCAGCAACTTCACGTTTTTTCTCTTCTGCTTTTGCAGACTTACTTGATTGTGTTGAAAGAATTTCTAGTCTTTCTTTCCTAGACGCCCTAGAAGTTGCCTCTAGTTCTTCACGCAATTTTTCTAGTTTTGCTTTATCAGCTTTAGGGTCATCATACATCTTCATAAAAGTCTTAATATCTTTTTTAGTTACACCGTTAGCTGTTGAGCCATAACCATAACCTGTTCCAAAGAGACCCGTAGCCCCATCATTAGTTGTAATAGAATCACCAAACTTACCACCTTTAGTAAATCCAGTTCCTCCTTCATAGCCGGAAATCACACCCTCAATTTGTTTAACAACATCATCATGCCCATAAATAGCAGCAGTCATTCTTGCTGCTCTTAGTCCAGCAATATCAACAGTGCTACCTATTTTATTACCTAAAGAAGCTAGACCTGCAACAGCACCTATTGCTGGTATACCCGCTAATGATCCTGCTAAACTAACTTGTTTCAATGTATCTGAGTCACCAAGTGCGCCACCTAATACAGGCGTGTCAAAAGATTTTGCATATTCTAAAACGGCTTCTGGATCAGTAAAGTCTATAAAGTTTCCCTCTTTATCTAGACCAAAAGATGTTGAAGCAGTGGTCTTGGTCCCGCCACCCCCGCCACCACCGTCGCCACCACTCTCTTCTTTAGGTACACACATTTGGTTTGCCCTGTTGTATACTTGACCGGGAGGACACACAGGGTCTGGAACATTTACTGTTACTGCAGGTGCTGCTGCTGCTGGTGTACCGTATTCACCTGTTGTTGGCTTATAATCATCTGCATTATAAAACTCATTTGCTGAAGTATCACCACCAAATAAACTGCCACCTAAAAAATCTGTAATGTAATCAGGAGCATGATACCCACCGTGTTTATAACCCACAACACCACCTTCATTAGCCATCATAGGCTGTTCTTGTTGCATTGCTTGTTCAATAATACTATTTAAGTCCTCATCACTAAGTTGTGCTTGTTGTGGCTCTATAGGCTCACCGCCTATTCTACCATCAGCATCCATCTGTTGCAAGCCCATTTTTGCTTCTGCTCGCATTTGTTCAAAAACTCTTACACCAAAGTAACGAACAACATCAGCAGGTACAACGTATTCACCTTCGGATAAACGTGCAGGAATATCATCACGTACTTCTATAGGTAGAGAGCCGGGGGGTACATCATTACCTGATACTGGGTCTACTGCTTCTGCTTTCCCAAAGTTCATTTCCATTTGGTCTTTCATTGCTACCCCTCCTTGGGCAAACTGTCTTGGTTGTTCTACTTTATAATCAGCCATTAGCATTAACCTTTAATCTAAGCTGCTTTAAAGCTTGCAAGGCGTAGATCTGTCCTTGCACCCTATACATTACATGCTGCTCATCTGATTGGGCAAACTGTTTGTAACTAGCTTGAATGCGTTCATCTAGTTCAGCTTCAAATGCATTCCATGCTTCTGGGTTATTTACTAATAGTTTTAAACTCACTGCATTGGTCCTTGTCCAGTGTTAGCTGAGAAGCCCTGTTCCCCCGGCTGAGGTGCTGTGCCTGTACCTATAGTACCTCCACCGCTGCCTTGGGTATCCTGTACCTGTGCGCCTGCTGGTGGCTTCTGTGGGCCTCCTTGTGGTGGACCTGCTTGTGGTTGAGGTGGTGGTGGATTCTCCGCACGAAACTTTTTAAGTATCTCTGCTTGTACTGCAGCATCACCCATTGAGTTGACCAATTTGTCAGGGTCAAGATCCATAGACTTAGCAATCTCACGCACGATGTAATCCATCTTAGCAAAGGGAGCTAGTACAGGGTTTTGTACCACACCAAGAAATTGCATTAGGCGTTGACTACGTACTTCATTAGCCATAAGACTTTCAGTACCACGTGCTTTGACTTCAAGATCGCCTTTGATTGCATCATCGTAATCAAACTGCATGTTGAAGTTAAAGAATGCTTTAGCTAGTGGTGCTAGTAGGTAATCGTCTACGTTCTTTACTACATTCCGTATAGAACCATTAGCAGCAGACATGAGCATGCTAATGCCAGAAGCTGTACGTCCGACACCTTGTACTCCTGTCTGACCGTGAGCAAAGCTAGGAAAGCCTGTACTCTCGTCTGCTAATACACGTGCCTTATCAAACATCTGCATGTTCTCATTGGATACGTTGGGAAACTTGGTGCCAAAGATAGCTTGTCCCGGCGCCCCGCCTTGGCGACGAAAGACTTTGCCGGGATATACTGAAAGGTCTTGGCCGGGAACTAGGTTAGTCTCATCTACTTCAATCAACATATTGCCAGACAGTGCAGCATTGTCAACAGCCATTCGCATAAAGCCATTCATTAGTGTCTGTGTATCATCCATGTTTTCAGCAATGCCTACACCAAACAAGCTGTATGGGCTTACTTCATATGGTACTGCATAATATGGAATGATAGCAGGAGTGAATGGGTTCATAACTAAACGCAATACCTTACCATTGCATACCCAGATGTTTACACTGACTTGATCCATGTCAGATAGCTCAGAAGGGATATCTATATCATGTCCTTCAAGAACCTCAGTGTCTACGTTACCCCAAAACTCAAGGACTTCAAAGCGTTCAGCTTTAGATTCCTGAGCATCATCTTCCATAGCTTGCTCCCACCATTCTTTGGTGTAAGACTCACCGTCAGCTATAGCAAGGTCTATAGCATTGCTTCTAAAGAAGGGACGTCTTTTAAGATTACGTATTTGTGTACGTGACATTTTGTGACGTTCTACAACGTACTCAGCCTCATCCATGTTAGCTGCATCAGGGTCAGGGTAGAAGTTCCAAAGAGATACACTAGAAGTTTGTGGGATAGTTTTAATAGTAGGGCTATACTCACCCTCTTCATTCCAACTAGGGTACTCTTTGTCTATAGCAAACGGACCTTTCATTACGCCTGTACCAAACAAGGCGCATTCAAAGGCAGCTACACGTAACTGTTTGTTTGCATTAGATTCATCAAGCTGATCGTGGATTTTCTTCTCCATCTTTTTAGCTGATACCATTGCTGGATGAAATGTAATCTGGGTAGATGTACTACCTACACCTTCTTTAAGTTGGTCCTCTACAGGGGCTAGGCTATTCTTTAAACCAGCTAGACGTTCTTTAAGATCAGTCATAGTCTCGCCGGGAAGTAGCTTAGTATCTTCTGGGCTTGGACCTTGTGCTTTCTTTATCTCATCATTAGATTCAAAGTGTACAGACTCAGCTACACCTTCAGGCAGTATAGTAGGGTCCACAGTGATTGGAAACTTATTGTTGCCAAAGAGTACCTCAATGATTTGACCATAGGCTGCAAGGACTTTAGTCTTAGTTACTTTGACAAAGACTTGGGATTTTTCTGTAGAAGTAAACTGTACATCAGGACCATAGAGGCCACGGTAGTTACGGTAAGCTTGTATCCAACGTGTTTCTTCTGTTTCTCTAGCGTCAGATGCTTTCTTATAGTGTTTCTGTACAAGGCCTACAATACTACCTGCAAGAGGATCACTATAAGTATCTTCTTTCATGTCATCTAAAGAGGTAGCCTCTTCAACATCCATGCCCATGCTTTCTTCAAATTCGTCCATAGTGTATCCTTAATAACCGAAGGTTGGGTCACTTGCTTGAAACCCTGATCGTTGTGTTGCAGGGTCAAAATCAAACAGACTGCTTCGTGGTCTTGTCATAACCCCATACCTGAGTGCATCGTATAGGTGATCTTCTGAGTGTGTGTCTACGTCTTCAGGGTTATTCTTATCCAAAGGTAGTGCTGGTATCTGTGAGATAGTATTGCTACAAGTATTAAAAAAGACTAGCCTTGGTTCTTCTGTAAACTCATCTACTTGTAATCGTCTGTGTATCTCATTCTTACCTGCAACCCTTGAACCTCTGGACCTGTCAGCAGGTCTCCACCTACAGCCTCGCATAATCATTTGTTCAGCTAGGCTTGGACCAGTATCCCCACGCTTATGCCAGAGAGATGAGTCAAGGACTCCGTAGCGTATTTTCTCTCCATCCTCTGCTTCTAGTATCATATCAGCTAGGTCAGTAGCTATAACCTTTGAGCAGTACATCTCTCTGTAAATAATTAGTTGTTCATCAGGAGCTACAGCAAACCAAACAACCCCTGAGTAAGAACCGTACCCGTAGTCACATGCTCTAAACCTTGCCCAGCCACTAGGTATTTCAAAGGGTTCTATGACGTGTACTTGTCTATTCCACTCAGGGAAAGCAGCACCTTCATTTACATCCCAGTTACCTTCAAGTAGTTGCTTACGTTGATGCTCTGGTAGTGATAGTAGGTTAGCTTCATATAATCCATCATCAGCTAGGTACGGGTTATCAAATAGAGTAGCAGGAATAAACCTGCGTTTAAACAACGGCTGACCCTCTTTTGTGTGACCTTTAGGCCAAGCAATGACCTCTCCCGTTTCCATATCAGTAGCATTAAAGCTAGTATTATGTGGGGCTGGGTCTACAAAAGTCTTCTTAACCCACTGATGACCTGCTCCACCGGGGTTAGTAGTACCCCTTTGATATAAACCTAGACCACTATTCTTAGTAGTACGTAGGCGTGATCTCATATAGTTCCAAGGATAAGGGCTAGGCCATTGTGTAAGTTCGTCAAAACCAATCCAGTTAAAAGCTTGTCCTTGGTATCTTTGTACATCATCGTCCCTATCTAGGTATGAAAGCCAGAGAGTTGCACCGCTTGGAGCTACCCACGTCTTATCACGTTCCATAAACTTAATCCCGGGGATTGCTCTTGGGTAGAGCTGTTTGGAGACTGAGATAAGTTCTCTGAGTTCTTCTGTGCTTCTCCGTACCAACAGCATAGAAGATAATGGATTATTAAAATACCTAACAGGATCGGCCAACATAGCAAAAGACTTACCACCACCAGCCGCTCCACCATATAGTACCTCTTGTTCTGACGCTGAGAGAAAGTCTGTTTGAGGGCCGGGATTAGGCTCAAAGATAACGTCTTGAGCTTTTTCTACCTCAATCGGCTCTGGCTTCACTCTCGCTGGAACTGGTTGAAGCTCTGGCTCCGATACGATTTCTTTCGAGGGTTTCCGCTTTGGCCGCCGCTTCTTTGTAGCGTTCAGCGTAATAGCGTTGCGTTGAAGCTTCTGCTTTACGTTTTCGTTCAAGTTTAACTCTCTTCATTAGACCCACGTGAGAGATATATCTACCTGACTTCTCACTTATCCAGTTGGCTACATCTCTGTAACTATATTGCTTTAGATACTTCTTAGCTTCTTCTAAAGCTTCTAGTTCTTCTGGGATTGGTAGCAGTATATCATCATCTTCAGGGTCTTGTCTATAGCCAAATGGCACAACTCTGCCTACTCTAACGACAGACAACCACTCATACTCACCATCAACTAGCTCTGGTTCAGGGAGCTTCCAAGTTTTATTAACTTTCATTTTTAGGCGGTAGTATAAATACAGGGTTTTCAGCTTTGATTTCTACCTTGTCTGTCTTTACAAAGCCAGCACGGTCTAGGAAATCTTTAGCTGCTGCCATCTTTTCCTTATTGCCAAGATCAGTAGGGTTAGTCATAACCTGCATCATAGAGTATGCAGCTTTACTACCAGCAGTAGCAATAAACTTCTTAGTAAGTTCAGCAATCTCATCCTGCAATACAGCAGTAATAGTTGTAGAGGATATAGTATCAGCATACCCAGCAAGACGTTTAGCTTGCACAGGGTCTCCTTGTGCTTGCTCAAAGAGTACGTCAAGAAATAGCTGTTGTTTTTCTGTAAGTTTTCTCATTTAATTTCCCTGTGGGGTTTTACTTTGGCTGCAACTTTTTTAGGTTGAGCCACAAACTGCTTACCCGCAGCAGTGCCTTTTCGTTTGGCTCTAGTTGTAGAGGCATACTGAGAATCACTAAGAGACTTAATAGCCGCTTTAGGTAGATACCTTTCGCCGGTGGCCTTTGGCCCTTGTGTTGAGGGCTTTCCACTCTTAGTAGTCCATTTCTGTTTAGTCCAAGATTTAAGACTTTTTTGACTTTTTGCTAGGGTCATCGTGTGCCTTCTGTACTGCAAAATTAGCAGTAAGACTTGCTCCTTTATGGGCGACAAACTTACCACTATGTTTCATAACTTTAAAGCTACCATCAGATTGTTTCATCCAATGATAGCCTTTAGGTGCTTCTACCTTCATGAGGTGTACCCCCCGCCCTTAGCTTTGTATTGCTTGGCAACCATTTGAGCTTTACGAGCCGACCACTGTCCGGGCTTTCCACCTGAGCTGCCAGCCTTAATGGAGGCGACAAGAGACTTACGCATAGTAGGCTTAGTATAATTACCCGCCGCATTTACAGTTGAACCGCCTTTAGCATACCCCTTTGGCTTTGCTTTAGGTGCTTTCTTTACCGTAGAACTTTTGTTTAATTTCACCACGTGTGATCCCTATGTCTTTTAGAGATGAGTCTGACATATTGTTAAGTTGCCAGTATGATACTCTTCGTTGTTGGCTTTCCTGCAGTGCTTTAATAAATCGTTTAAACATGGTTATCTCCTTTTTACCAGAGACAGTTATACCACAGGTTACTCTATCATACTACATACAAGATTGCAACCCCGTTATAACCTCTTTGCAGGGTTAAAGTAGAGACGACAGGAAAGGGTTGCGCTAAAGTTGTGACTAGAAGTGTGCCGATAAATAAGCACCTTGTCACCTTCATGTAAGTACAAAGGCCCACTAGTTATAAATTGCTGGGAAGCATTACCTGTTATTGTTTGCTCCAATACATAGGTATGATAAGTTGTACTATCAGTATGATATATCTGAATACCTATATTAGAGTTAGAGCTTTGATCATTAGAGACATTAAGGAATACTACCTCTGCCTCATAGCTACTTGGACAAGTAAAGAGCAGAGTAGCATTGTCAGGACTAGAAGTAGTACTAGCTGAGTTGCCAGTGACTGCTGCAAACTTTGACTCTGTTCTAAACTGTATATTAGCCATTAGGTTCTGCTTTTACCATTCGGTTTCATTGATGCGCCACAGTTAGCCATACCGCCTTTATTCATACCCATACCTGCACCTGCACCCCTTGCACTCATCATGCCTTGGGTTGAACGATTCACAGAGGTATTACCGTATTTTGTTTCTTCATTCATGCCATTAACCCTACCACCGATAGAGTAACCTTTAACTTTCTTTTTGGTTCCGTACATTTTATTTACCCTCTGCTATTTTTTTCATGGCCTCACCACGGATTCTTTTAGATGCTGTTCCTAGTTCTTCTCTGGTAATAGCAGCACGGAGTTCTTTACCTTTATGCATGTAGTATAAACTACCTGCTTTTTTTGCAGAAGCAAGACTTTTGTATTCACCAGCCCTAGCTTTTGCTTTTTCTTTTGCTGCTGTAGATTTTCTACTTGCAATTTTTTTATTTAAAACTTCAGTAAGAGCTTTTTTCTCTGCGTCCTCACGAATTTTTCTAAGCCCTGCACCACCGCCCACTGCTGCTAGTCTTACTGCCCGGTCAATACGCATTTTACGGTTAGGTGTATCTCGTTTTACTGCTTCAGCTTTTGCAGCATCTAGTTCTGCAGCTTTACGTTTTTTATTTTCTAATTTTTTTGCTTCAGTAAACTCTAGTATTCGTTTAGCTTTTTGCCTTTTACTTTCAGTACCAGCATCACCAACAAGACTGCCTTCTTTAGAAGGTTGGCTGCGATTATCTTTAGTTGCTGCTTTTATTTTTTTCTCTGCAGCTTTTATCTGAGTAACAGTTGGGTTATATTTTTCTATGTAGGCATCATAAGCTACCTTACCTATTGCACCTGCTGCAACTAAACCTGCAATGGTTGGAGTAGCACTTACAATTTTGCTACCACTAGATGTTTTGGGTTTAGGTTTAATCCTAACAACAGTTTTGCTTGTGCTTCCTGAGCTAAGACGGGGTTGTTGATTTGCTTTAGCTGGTGCTGGCTTGGCTGCTGCAGCAGGATTATTAACTGGGGCTGGCTTAGAGCCACCTGTAGTTGGTGGTTTAGCCATAGCTTCAGCTCTACCTTTACCACCACGAACTTTACCATAGTTTTTCATTCGCATAGAACCAAGTTTGCGTCTTTTTGCTGATTGACCGCT